AACCCGCTTCTTTTAACGCCTCAACAACATGCTCATCAGTTAGTTCATCAACATCTGGATTGCGCTGACGCCACTGCCTTACGTATTCACGATATTGGCCTTTTGTTTGAGGATCAAGTCTTTCATATTCTTCGCCGCCTATCGCGTACAGCTTTTCTGGCGGCTCAACTTCAATCGTCGCGTGAGGACGTCCGTCAGCATCCCTCAGTGAGAAAATGCGAGACCTACCCTCTAAGACATCAGGGCAGTAGCCTCCAACGCAGTGCTGCAAGATTTCGCCTTCGTACTTGAGGGCGTCTTCGACGAATGATTCATTTTGAATCTTTGCCGCTCTCTGTAACGCGGATTGCTGAACTTCGGGATTATCAGGCGCGGTAGATAGATATTGCTTGTATTTGCTTATTGCGTCTGGGTTAGTCAACTGATCGGGCGAGGTCACTTCCGGCGCTTTGATCTCCACCCACCGCAGTCCTTGGTCGTTAGGAATGTCCGTACCCGGCACTACGTCGTAAGCCTTGTGCTCAACCGTCGCAGCATTCGCAGCACGCGCCGCATCTACTTCAGCCTTCTGACTAGCACGCCATGCGTTTATCTTGTCTACGTGCTCAGAAACTTGAGCCACGCTCATCTTGTCTAAGTCTTTGGGCTTTAGCTGGAGGTATTCAGGCAAGCCTTGACTTGGACGTAGAGCGTTGTCAATCTCGTCCATCATGTGATCAAAACCAACCTTACTTGGATCTCCTGTGGTTCTATAAGCAAGTGCTTCTGGGTTTTCAAGCGCATATTTGCCACCCATCTTTTCCAACGCCGCATTTACAGAATCCAAAAGCGCCTTGTCAACTATCTTGTCACCCGCCGCTGCATTTTTAATATCGTCATAAGTTCTTGGTATGCCAATTTGTGGCTGATCCATGTAAGACGATTGCTGAACCGACAAATCTGAGCGGTCTTCCCATTTTTGCCCAATTTCCGATTTCGCCATTCTTTCTCTTGGAGCGCCTAAGTCTTTGCGTCGTCGTTCGGCACCAAAAACTGTGACGTCTGTGCTTAATGGCTCATAGTGCAAACCCTTGCGGTTCTTAATTAAGTCGCGCTCTTTCTGCAGCTCACGCAATCTCGCCTGCGATCTGGTCAGCACTTCAGGGTCAACGCCACGCTCTCGCTGCGCTTTCTGAATGTCTGATCTCACTTTGTCGATCTGCTTGTCTTTGTCAACCAGCAACTTCTTTTGCGTCTCAGCCCACGTATCCGCCTGCAAGCGCAAAGGGTCAGACGGGGTGCCCATCTGATTCTGAAAATACCGCGACAACTTCTTATCAACGAAGTTGTTCATGGCGGTTACTCGTGCGATCTCTTCCGCTTTGTCTGCCGGGCTCATAACCCCGACCGGATCAATCAGGCTTTCGTCGTAACGTAAGTCTTCGAGAAACTTTTCAGTCGCACCCCTTACCCAGTTGCCACCCTCCGGCTTGATGACATTACTAGTTGTGCCCCGCGACATTGCCGACAGCAAATCTGCGCCTAGTCCGCCACGCTCCATAATGGAAGGTATAGCCTGTGATGCCACGCGCTCACCCGCCTTACCCAAACTCATCATCTGCTGCAATTGAGCATCCATAATGTCAGCCGCCGTCGGTGCCAACGCCTTACCCGTCTTCAATGCAGCCATACCCGCAAACGGTGCAGCTACAGCCGCGCCAGTCTCAAACAACGGGCGCTCAGTGCCTGTCGTCAGCCCTGACTGCTTCATCAGCTCTCGTGCCGCCTCAGTGCCATACGGCTCATCAGGCGTCAGCGGGAATACAGGCGCATAGCCCATCGGGGGAACCTTCTCAGGCCCCGTGTCCATCACCGACGCAGGCTTACGCATCCCCGGGATCTTTGTCTGCAACCAATCCAAAGCCTCACCGCCCATGCCTAAGATGTCAGCAGGCGCACCGGCATACATCGCCACAGGGCCGCGCATCAAGACATCCTGCACCGCACCCGGCTTCGACATCGAGCGCTTCTCTTTCTCGAACTGCCGCTTCAATGCTTCAATGCCTTCAGTAATCGGCTCAGGAATCTTCAGCGGCGCAGGACTGAACATCCGCTCTTCTTCTTCGTCTTTCTTGAGCGGGAACGTCTGACTGACCTCACCGCCCTTCTTCATCTTGTGATTGTGCTTAGCCACCGCCCACTTCAGCATGTCGTCAAGATTGGCAGGGCCACCGTTCGCCTTACGCACCGCCTTCTCAAGCAAGCGGTCAAGGTTGATCGGGCCACCCTCTTTCACGCCAATCAATGCACGCGCATCGTTAAGAACATTCGTCTCTAGCTGATCGCGCCAGTTCTGTGGGGTGACATCGTCAGGGAGTTCGTAGCTCACAGTGCCGCCTTCGGCTTTCTTTACAGCGCCGCCTTTCTTCTTGCCGATCAATCGACGCACGCGCTCTTGGTATTCGTTGATCTCGTTGACTAGCTGCTCATCGATCTGCTGCCGAGCGCCTAGCAACTTCAGCGTGTTGAACTCAGGCGATCTCGGGTTCTGGCGGATCAACTCCAACTGATCCCGGTACAGCAGGTCATAAGGCGTTGCGTGCGGCAACTGACCAATCACTTTGCCTGCGATGTCGTGCGAGTAAGTCGGGTGTGCCGATTCAGTCAGCGCCTGCCCTAACGGCAACTCGCCCAGCGTGAAGCCAGACGCACCCGTCTCAAGGTTAGTCAACTCAGGATGGCTCACAGCAAACTGCACATCCTCAGCAGGGCGCAGGCCGTACTTCTCGCCCTTCTCTAATCGACCAGCCAGATGCTTGCGTAGGTTTGAATCCTGCAGTGCTGCGTCTAAGACGCCTTCCATGTCGCCAAAGCCGGGGAACTCAGGGAAGGTCACGCGCTTACCCTGAGCGTTGACGAACCCGCCTCTGACGTCTTTCTCAAGCGCCTCCAGAGCCTCCTTGCTCAGCAAGTCAGGCCGCTGGTACTGCAGCAGGGATTCAAGGTAGTGCTGAGCAAAAGGCAAGCCGGATGGCATCTTCGTGTAAGAGGCAATCACCGGAGCGTTACCGTACTGCTGAGACGCCCTGCCTGCAGCCCCTAGAAGCCCTGAGGCAGCGCTGAGGTTAGATGCCCATAACTTCTCATCATCTCCGTAGCGAGGGCCACCATGCAGCGTTACAGGCCGCTCAAACTCAACGTCGCCAATCCCACGCAACTCGACACGCGCCAGTGACGGATCACCCGGCAAGCCAAGCAATACGCTACCCTTCTGCTGCTCCAGCGTCATCGGGGGCAGCGGCTGCATGGGATCGACCGCGCCTTCAACGACCCGGCGCTCAACGGGCAAAGTCTGCTCCCGCTTGAACTGCTTCTGGCTCTTGCCTGCAAGCGTCTCCGCGCTCTTCTCTTTGCGGGTCAACTCACCAGCGATCTGCGGTGCCATGCGCTCGGCATACGCCTGAATCTGGGCTTCACTTAACGGAGCGGCACGAGGCATCAGCGGGGAATTAACGCCGCCCTTAATGACTTCGTTCAAGCGCTTTTGAGCCGCCAGAGCCGCAGCAGTGTCACCCGCTTTGGTTGCGGCCTTGATCTCACGTTGGATCTTTTTTAGGCTTTTCAGGATTGATAAAGTCATCGTCACACCGCGTAAGGATTACCCTTCTTGCGTCCGTAATATTCAACTTCCCGATCTTCCTCAACGTAAGGATCTATGTCAAGGAAACCCGCATCCCTCAAGTACCGTAGTGCTTGCGTGCAACTGTCTACAAAGTCATCGTGCGTTGACTCAGGGAAGCTGCAAATCTGACTCACAAACCCTTCAGCCCAGTCACGCACGTAGCCCTTCTTCACCGTGCTCTCAGGGATCCACACCCGCTTGTGCGCGATGATGTTCGCCACAATCGACAGCCGCTGAATCTTGTCCGCCCGTCCGGGGTTGTACGCCCTCACAGGCAAGTGCGCCCGCTGTAAGTCTTGGATCAGGCTAATCCCAGCAGCCTTGTCTTCAATAAGGACAAGATCCACCTTCTTTCCACCGACAAAGTTTCCTCGCTCTTCATCCTCGGGGTCAGCCCCATACGAAACTTTGAACTCCTCAAGAACCTTCGGACGGAGATCCGGGTACTGAAGACGGTCTTGCCACGCATCGATGAGCATGACAGACATCGGGCCGTCTTGAGGCTTAAAGACTCCCCAAGTGGTGGCGGCGGTTGGGTCATTGACAGTCTTTTCGGTATACGCGCAGTCATAGGATTGGATGATGTATTCGAACTTAGGAAAGGGTTTGTTGGCAGGCCACAGGCGGAAGTGCTCACGCTTGACCATCCCACCTTCTTCGGGGTCGATCAGCTCAGCGTAAATCTCTTGCCGTCCTAGCTTGGTGCCCTCGTACTGCAAGATTTGTTTGCGGAAGTTGTCGGCGAGGTTGTCGAGGTTCTCGTAGGTCGAGGCGGTCACCAGCGCCACATCGTCGCCAGCCCTGTCCACCAGATCGAGGATCAGATCCTTCGGCCTCGGGGTCGTGGTACAGATCAGCCGCACCTTCTTACCCAGACGCAGGCCGAACTGCATCATGTCCCAAGCGTCCTGAAGATACTCCCAAGCCGCCAGCTCATCGCACCAGCCACCGTGGAACTGAGGGCCTCGGAAACGCTCGGGCTCACTCGCCGGGATGCCCTTGATCAGGGAGCCATTGATCAGCACGAGCTCGTGGAGCGCCTTGTTGTAGTCCTTGATCAGCACGCTCGGGATCACTGAGAGCAGGCCAGAGTCGCCCTCAAAT